TCAGGAAGTTCTAGTTTGGCTACCAGTTGGACCAGAATAACTACTTCATATACAATACCAGCAAACACAGATGCAGCTGTATATAGATTATATGTAGTTACACCAGCTCAACACAACATTAACTTCTACATAGATAAAATTATGTTTGAGGTTAGAGAGGATACTACAGCAGTTTCTACTTATGTTGATGGTAACCAGACAAGTGCTGAGGGTAATCTTTACGAATGGACAGGTGCTACAAACGCATCTACATCAATAAAGAAGCCCGCAATGTCTGTAATCAGAGGTGTTCAATTTACAAACAGGTCTGGTACAGCCGCAGATATTATTTACTTAGCCTTTGACAAAACAGCAACCTCTACTAATGGTATTCCTATTTATGGTGGAGACACCTTCAACTGTGAACTACCTTTAGACTTTAGAGGTAAAATATCAATGATAGCAGCCCAAAATACTCCGACACTTACAGGAGTTATTTGGGGAATAGCGGACTAATAATATGACGACTGAATCCATTAATACTATAGCAGGAGTAATACCAAGTCCTTCAAACTGGGCCACTGATGGTTTTGCTGTGGATGACTGTGGATGCGACGAACCTATAACTAAGGCCGATTTAATAGACCCAAGCATACTGTTTTTAGAAAAAGCTGTTGACGGGAAGGTCACTAAGGACCAAATCAAAGATGCTTTAGATGAATACAAACGTTTACATAAAGCGGGAATATCTTCACCGGCAGAAATTTTAACTTTATCCAGAGCTTACCCAGACAATAAAGAATATACATCAGCGCTAAGTAAATTAAATATAGCTGATGATGACAAGTTAGTAATTGGTGGGCCGGCATCTATTGAATTAGTAGATAGAGAGGGGCATCTTATTACAACAAATGCTTTAGATAAAGCTTTTGATAAATACATGGCAAACTTTAGAACTAGAAATGCTATGGTATTACACTCTGACGTTCAAGTAGGATGGGCATTACCGGCTTATATAAGTAAAAGTGGCCAGATATTTAAGTCTGGAGTAAATGGTAATGGGTTATTTTTTATAACAGAACTTAGGAATGACACTAAGATTGCTAAGAAAGTTGCCGAACAAATACATAGCGGGAAACTCAAAAGCTACAGTATTGCTGGTAGCGCTTTGAAAACACAAAATATTCAAAAAGGATTACAAGATGTAATGCAAGTCGATGAACTTGAACTTGCTGAAGTAACAGTATGTGAAAAAGGGGTTAACCAAGCAGCATCATTTGACATAATAAAGTCTGATGAAGCCGCAACTAAGTCTTGTATAGATGGGAGTTGTTTAATTTCCAAAGAGCATACACACGAGGAGGATAAATTGCCGGAGGTAAAAATTATGTTAAAAAGTAATGGTAGTATAGACTTTATGGGTTCTTTCATGGAGTATATGAAGAAAGAAGATATGCAGGGAAAGGCAATGGCAACACTTCATAATACACAAGCAAGACAAGAGGAACATCACAGACTTCTTGATAGGTATGGGTTCCCCGAGGAAGTAGACCCTGAGTTTGCTAGAACAACTCAAGTGAGCTATGGAATTGACCCTAGTGGTCATAATTATGCGCCATGGGTTGTAAATGAAGCCGGCGATAACTTGGCAATACGGTACCCAGAAGAAGCTTTAACAAAACCGCTAATGACTCCTACTAATAAAAGGGGAGTGATTGAAGGTGGTAATTCTACTGAAACACCTGTGTCAGAATTAAATACTGCGGAAGGTTTTAACAGTTTATTAAACACGCTTACAAAACAGTCTCCAATTAAAAAAGAAAGAAGAATTTCTAAATCAGTAGATGATTTGTTTAATTGGATGGCGCAACATGGGAAACACATATACAAATCAAACTGTCCATGTGAAATATGTTTCCACAAATCAGCTGATTATAAAGGAAGTATAGAGAAGAAAGCAGATTTTTTAGCCTAAAGGCTGTAGATAATCCGTTTGCGATTGCTACAGCACAAGCAAAAAAACTTGGTTATCGTGACTTTGACGAAGGAAGCGCTGGAGAAAAGAAGAGAGACGAAATAGCTGAGGCTATCAAAAGAAAATAACTTAATTCTAGTATAATAAATAGATAGAAAATCTATCTTAGTATTTAAGGAGGAAATTAAATATGGCACTAACAATAACAACACCGGGAGCTGCTAGCGAAGGAGCTGCTATTGCTGGAGGAACACCTAGTAAGTTCACTATCAAAAGAATACAATTTGATGACTCTTACCCAACAGGTGGGGAATCTCTA